CAAATCTTATCGAGCTAAGTATTTTGCATTAAAAGAGAATTGAGGGAGTTATTATGTTAAACTATACTAACCAGTTCACCTGCTTCTTAAATGAAAACAAAACCGAATTCATTATTACGTTTTCACAAGAACGTCCCATCATCTCGACCAGCGGAAGTATTGAAAGCGCGGAAAAAGAGGTAGTCGCTTCTATTGCTATGACTTCTGATCTTGCTTTTAAGCTAAAAGAACATATTGAAAATTTGTTGGGCGCAGCACCAAAATAATTCAATATATAAAATCCCGCCCCTGTGCTACCAACACAGAGACGGGACGGGGTACTGATAAACTTTGGACGGTTCCATCAGTACCCTCATTTTACCATACTTTTTGTATGGTGGAAAGAGGTATTTTTATGGCTAAAAAGAAGAAACGCGCAGGGATAGTCGCGCACCAGCTTCCATCCGGCAGCTATCGTGTCCAGCTTTACATTGGAAAGGATGAAAGCGGCAAGCGGATCTACAAGTCATTTACAGATCCCGATCCTGACGCGGCCATCATGGCCGCACGGGACTACAAAGAAAATAAAGACAAGCCGGAGAGTATCACTCTTGAAAAGGCTGTAGAACAGTATATTTCCAATTGCGAGAACATCATTTCGCCATCGACGCTTCATGGATATCGCAGCATACAGAAGATCCACATCACGCAAATAGGCTCGTGGGATATTCATGAAATTACATCTGCCGATCTGCAGGGGTATGTTAATTCACTCTCTGCGAAATTATCTCCGAAAACTGTGTCCAACATATACGGGCTGATTTCTTCCGCACTGAAGCAGGCCAATGTGGACAAAGTATTCCGGGTGCAGCTTCCGAAAAAGAAAAAGGTATTTCGCGATCTCCCAGAGCCTGAACAGGTGATCGCCGCAATCATGGGAACCGACATCGAATTGCCGGTCTTGTTGGCCGTTTGGTTATCGCTCCGGATGTCCGAGGTGCGCGGTATCAAGTATAAGGATATCAAGGGGAATGTGCTGACCATACAGCGCTCCCGCCTTACGGTGAATGGCGTCAGTGTAGAGCGGGATGCCAACAAAACATATGAAAGCACCCGAAAAATCGAGATCCCCAAATACCTCAAAGATAAAATCGGGAAAGGCGACCCAGATGAATATGTCGTCAAAATGTCTGCTATGCAGATTTACACGCGGCTGAAAAAATATCTCGCCGCTGCTGGTATACAGCCCATCCGCTTCCATGACCTTCGTCATATGTTTGCCTCTGTGATGCATAAGCTGGGAGTACCTGATAAATATGTGATGGAGGAAGGCGGCTGGTCTACAGACTATGTCCTCAAGAATAATTATCAGCACACTCTGAGCGATGCAAAAAAAGATGCGATCCAGAAAAGAGACAAGTTCTTTTTGGATGCATGCAACACGAAATGCAACACGACGCCATCCGAGAGCGCATAAAGTCTATGCTTCTGGTGGGTTCGACTCCCATCATCCGCTCCAATCATGAAAAGCCCGCATCATGCGGGTTTTTTCATTTTTCCCAGGCGTGGTGCGGGTTTGAAGCGGTTTCATTTGAATTTTTGTGATTAAGTACGATACCTCAAAATCGCGAAAAATCGAGAGCATGCAACACGAAATGCAACACGAAAAAATCCCCTCCGGAGGCCGGCACAATACCGGTTCACGGAGGGGATTTCGTTTGCTTACTTCTCTGCGCTGCAGGGCTTACTCTCCCGTTGAAACTTGCAGTAGGATTGCCGCCTACCTGCAGCGCGGGCGGCCGTCCCGTATCATACGAATACGGCGGCGCCCTCACCTTGTCATTCATCGACCTGTCCGGATGATCACTTCACGATCTGATCGAGCAGCGCGAGCGCCTCACCGCGGGTGATCGGGTCGTCGAACCGCGTCTCGTTGATCTCCACGCCCTTGGCGATCAGGCTGTCGTAGTGCTTCTGCGCCCAGTGCTCCTTTGCCGGTTTCTCTGCGGGCTGCTCCGGCTCTTCGGGATCCTCTTCCGGCTCGTCGTACAGGATGCCGAGTGTATCCAGGATGCCCTTTGCATAGGCCACACCAAACGCCTGCTGCTCTGCCAGCGTGTCGGCCTGGGCTGCGTCTGCCTTGGTATCGACGAACACACCCTCGCAGATCACCGCCGGGCAGGCCGTATCGCGGATGAATGCGTAGTAGTCACCGCGCTTGCCCGCACGGGTCTTGACGCCGCGGCTGTTCTGGCCGATCGCCTTGACCTGCTTCTCGATGTTCTGCGCGAGCACCTTGCCCGTACCGCCATAGATCGTGTGGTAGATCTCAAAGCCGTCGCCACCGCCCGAGTTGTTGTGGACGTCGATCGCCAGATCGGGCCCGTAGGCGTTGCACTCGCGGACCTCCTCATTGATCGGGTCCTCCTCGTCCTTGGTACGGCTCATCCGGACATCCACGCCATAGGCGGTCAGGAAATCGCGGCAGGCCAGCGCCATCTGCAGGTTGACGTCCTTCTCCGTGATGTAGCCGACTGCTCCGGAATCACTGCCGCCGTGGCCGACGCCGATGAATACCTTCTTCTTGCTCACAGGTGTTTCCTCCTCCTTCTTCTGCTTCCGCTTCATGCATGCAACACTGCAGACCGGACGGCCGTTTGCACCCTCCTTCTCCGGGGCAAACAGGTAGCCGTCACTGGCGCGATACATGCCCGTAGAGCCGCCCGCGTCCTGCACGAGCAGCAGGTCGATCGTATACCGTCCGGCCGCATAGCGCGCTACCTCGTCCTCCGTACAGCCGTCCGAGGATTGCACGACGATGATCCGGCCGTCCGCCAGCTCGCCGATCATGTTGCGGCTGCGGCGCGCGGTCTTATCCAGCGACTGAACCGTATTGTTTTTCACGGCCACCTTCGCACCGCTGACGATATTGCCGTCGCTGACGGTCAGCTTCTCGCTCGTGCCGCCGTAGCCGCAGTCCACGCCCTTGGCCTTGAGGTACTGGAGCGTGCGCCCCTTGATCACACCGTACTTGTCGCTGCCGCTGCCCGTCATGTTGAACAGGCAGAGGTTGTAGACCACGTCGGCCTGCTCCTCGGCTGCCCAGGTCTTGAGCGTCTTGGCGGGCTTGCTGGCTGCGCCGTAGGGAGCAGCCGCAAACCAGATGTCCCATTCGTCGCGGTCATAGATGTCACAACGGATACTGCTCATGCGCGTACCTCACTTTTCCAAAGGCTTGTCGTAGGATTTTGCGCGATCGGAGTCGGTCACGCCGCTCGTGGTCGGGTCGTTGAGCGCAGACCAGATGTTGGATGCAATCAGGAACAGGCAGTACGGATTGGAAGCCGTACCGCGGATGATCTCCCACACGCCCGCCCAGGTCGTCATATCAGCGGCCGTCAGGCCTGCATAGGCCAGTGCGGTCGCGAATGCCCCGAGGAGGATCTGCACCCAGAAAACAGGGTTCTTGATTCTTACCTTCCAGTTCATGCTATGTAAACCCCTTTCAGTTCTTTCTTGTGGGCAGCTCCATGATCTCTTTCACGAGCTTGGTCACCGTGCCGTTGCCGCCCAGTTCATGATATGCTTCGTACATGGCCTGCACGTTCTCCTGCGCATAGATCGGGATCTCCCCCTTATCCACGTACCGACCGTGCATAGTGATGATCTCGCTGCGCAGCAGGCTTTTGATGGCGTCCCGTTCGACACGCTGCTTGCCGATCTCCTTGAGTGCGAGCCGGTATCCCATACCCAGCAGTGCTACTGCGGCGGTCATGAGCAGCTCAAACAGGTGTTTTGCAATGAATGCCTCCATAGGCAAGGTAGGGCGGTTCTACCCGCCCCGTCACCTCCTAACAATCAGCCCTCGGTGGTTTCGTCGTCGTCCGCCGGCAGCAGGCCGAGCAGTTTCTTGTCCGGCACGCTGAGCAGCTCCGGCACGCCGGTCACGGTCGCACGCCAGTTGTAGATGTTATTCTGGTACATAAATAGACTTCCTTTCCGGGCTTTTCGCCCAACGTATTTCATAAAAAGGGGACGATCCCCTTTTTATCACCCTGTTCCGGTCAATCGGGGAATTATGAACCGGTTGAAGAAGAGACAGGCTCGCCGGTTTTATAGTCGACCTCAACGCCGTCCTCGTCAAAATACTTGGTATCGACCTTTGTCAGCTGGCCGGTCGCCGTGTCGATGTTATAGAAGTCTTTGAAGTAATAGTAGTTCGACGAGAACCGCTCGTTCTGTTCGGTAATGGAAAAGTATGCGTTGTTGGACAGTGTCAGTGTGCTCATCGATGCCGGCTTGGGCGTACCATATCCCGCCCCCGCTTCCGCATACATCACCGCTCCGGTCAGATTGGAGATAGTGCAGTCATTGCAAATATAAAACCCGCTGCCCGCGCACACCATTGCGCCGTAGTCACCTGCCGTGATATTACATCGCCAGAGGAACAGCTTGCTGCGGCTCTTTACGATTGCTGCCGGATAATAAGCATCTTCTTCATGCGTTTCTGTCGCGTAGTTGCAGTTGAGCTCGAAGTTAACCAGCGTCACATTGTCGCAATGCTTGAGCATGATGCGGCCAAGCTTGCCCTTGGCGTTGTCTGCAGCTTCGGTGATAGTCCAGGTATCCTCGACCTCATTGATCTCCAGCTCGCCGTACTGGATCCACACATAACCGTTGCGTACGTTCTCGATCACCGTATCAGACTGGTAGGCATTATCAGGTGCCGTCCAGGAGTAGACGGTAGTGCTCTCTGCTGTGATGGTCTTGATCCGGCTCAGCACATAGATGATCGCCGCTTTACCATGCAGGTCTTCGGGCAGATAATTCACAGCCTCCTGCAGCGTCCGAAAGGGATTGTCCTTCAGTCCGAGGTGCGGCAAATCGCTTTCCGATGGCGGCGTGGCAACGTAGATCTCGCCGCCTTTGCTGATACGGTCTGCAATGTATCCGTGGAGTTGTGTCTCGTACTCCAGAGCATCAAGCATGTTGGTGTATTCGCTACCGGTCTCTACAGCATCGGAAACAAAAGCGGTGGTCGCGATCTTGGTCGAGCTATCCCCGCTCTCCGGCGTCGGGGCGGTCGGCGTGCCGGTCAGTGCCGGAGAATTCAGCGGTGCTTTTTCCGCGATCAGGTTGGTCATAGTGGTCGCGAAATTGGGGTCATCGCCAAGGGCATTGGCCAGCTCCTCCAGCGTGTCCAGCGCACCCGGTGCCGCGCCGATCAGCCTCAAAATGGCTGCGTTGACAAATGCGGTCGTTGCGAGCGTGGTTGAGCTGTCCCCCTGCTCTGCTGTCGGGGCCGTTGGGGTTCCGGTGAGTGCCGGCGATGCCAGAGGCGCATAGGCATTCAGCGCGCCGGATCGCTCTACTGCGGTCTTCAGATTATCGGCAGACACATTGGTCAGGTCGATCAGCGCATAGGTTTTGGTATTATCGATCGTAGCCGTAACATTGACATCGGTCGAGACAAGCACCGTGATATTGATATTCTTAGCCGTTGCCGCAAGGCCGCTGGTGACCCAGTCGCCGTAGCCCCCTGCATTGCCGTAGCAGATCAGCACGTCGGCCTGTGTGTCCGGGTCTTTCGCGACCAGCGCAACTTCCTTCCACTGGAAATCAGTTGTGATCTCGGTGTAGTCCAGCTTTGCCGTGCAGGTAACCTCGGGTCCCTTGCGGGAAATCGCCGCGATGGACAGTGTTTTCTCCACATGTGCCAGCTCGGTCACCAACGAAAGGTCTGCGTTCGGAGCGTCCCCGCTGCCGAGCTGGATTGCTGAGAACGTGACCGATTTGTTTTCTGCCAGGCATCGTGCGATCAGTGCAGCACCGACCGCCGTGGGTGTGATGTGATAATTGGCCATGTACAGCCTCCTTATAGTGTGATGTTGTCGTACTGATCTATCCAGATCGCTGGAGCCAGTACCGGGCGGAAATTGCTCTCCGGGATCTCCTGCTCCAGCAGCAGATCGTCCTCGGTGAACATCATGCAGGCAACGCCCAGCGTGGTTAGATGGCTGGATTCGATGTTGATTTCCCATTCGATATTTGCGGGGACGACGCCTGTAAGCAGTTCGTGGACTGCATCCTGCGTCCCCTGCACATCTTCTGCCATATGCACGATCAGATGGTATGCCGCGTAGATCATCTCTGTTGTACATCCATCCTCCCCGCACAGGGCGGCAAGCATCTGCCGCAGCCGGCGGATAGTATACGGCAGGCTGCGGTTCATCTTGGCAAGGATCCGTGCACGGCGCTCCTCGATCGTATCGGTGTCCTTGGGTACCAGGCCGAAGATGCGCTCATACCGTTCAATGCCCCGCAGCGGCGCCATTGTGACAAACTGAGAATCCATCACCTCGGCTGTCCCTGCGATCAGCGCATCTATTTCCGCCTGTCCTGTCAGGCACAGCAGCGGGAATTCACAGGTTTCCAGCAGGATAGGCGGCAAATAGTCCTGGAGTTTTTTTCTCATGTACTCACCGCCCCGATCGTTCCAAGCGCCGGGATGCAGTCTGCGCCCACCTGCAGGTTTTTCGCCTGCCCATTCAGCGTTGTATCTGCAATATCCAGTACGCAGGACAGGTCAAGCAGCCGGGTCTCGATCTGCGATATTCGGACGATGGTCGCATCCGCATCCGCCCACTCCTCGGCGAGTTCGCCAAAATAGGCTTCCACCGCATCTTCGATCTGACTCTGCGCAGCATCCCAGTCCCAGCCGCTGATAAACGTAATGTTGCTCTGGATATTAACGGTCTGCGCTGTTACGCCGGTAACCGTGACCGTGTGGCCGATCGGCGCGATGCCTATCCCCTCCCCGTGGTTGGTCTCGGGGTCAACCGTGGTCTGCACCAGCTCTATCAGCTCACTGGATGGCACGGTATAGTCGGAGGTAATGATCACCAGCTTGACCGTACCGCCGCCGTTCCAGACCGGGTATACCTTGACGCCGCCCACGCCCTGAATAGCGTTCACTTTTTCTTTGTAGTCGGCCACATTGCCGCCAAAAGCTTCGCCATCGATCGACGCATAATACTTTTCACGCAGGGTGTCGGTCGTGTCGCCGTCCTCACCCGGGATCAGTACGCCGGTGATCTCGGCCGTCTGCAGGCCGTTCACCGTTTCGATCGGCAGCAGCGTCCCGCTGTACTTGTTCCCCGCCGTGCCAAGCGTTTCACACTCCATCCGGTATACACCGGCAGAGATCTTCTCGGTAATGACATAGTTGACGTCATCGCAGTTGAACCGCGTGCCTGCGGACAGCTCCAGTTCGGCGGGGGTAAATGTGCCTTGGATGATTGCTGCCGTCTCTCCCTGCGCCTCGATGCCGCGTTCTTTACAGCGCAGAATCAGGTACTGCAGGCTGGCAGTGTCCACAAAAGTCTCGTCCATGACCACGTCCAGCTCCATGTATGTCTTGGCCAATTCGGCCGCAGCCGGCGCCAGTGCGTCATAGATGACGCTGCCCTCGCGCTTGTCCACTGTATCGGGTACGCGGTCGAGCATCCGGCCGAGGATGTACTCAAAGGTCATTTGGTCGGAGTATTTCCCGATCATGCCGCACCTCCCGTAAATTCATAATCCGACTGTATATCGCCCTGCGTGGTATGCACGGTAAAAGTCACCGTCAGCCGCTCACGGCCGATACGCTCAAAAGAAAAGCCGTCCACCTGCATGATCCGGTCATCCGCAAGGAGTGCGTCCTCAATGGCATTTCGGATGCGCGCCTGCAGATACGGCGTAATACCCTCTCCGAACAGCTTTTCAAGCTCGACACCATAGTTCCACGAATAAATCGCATACCGGAACCGTTCGGTCTGCAGGGCAAGGAATACGGCCTGCTTCATAGCCTCTGTACCGTTCAGCATCCCGCCCGCCGGGCGGCCGTCAAACCGCAGGCGGTATGTCAGTGTCGGCTGGGTCTTGATCGTGAAATCCTGCACAAGGCCGTCGTTGTAATCGGTCGGAAGCATCAGAGCGCCCCCTTTCTGTCAAAAATCAGCCACCGCTGCCCGCCCTGCATCCGGATCAGGATCAGTTCTTCGCCGACCTCAAAGGATTGTGCCGTTGTTCCATAGCGGACGATGAAGTACTCTTTCCCGAGCACCTTCTTCTGGTCCAGCCGAACCTTAAACGGGCTACGCGACTGTACCACGCCATAGCAGATCTCTATCGGCGCTTTCGCGTCATAGACGCCTGCTGCGATCTGCTTGATCATTTCCACCAGATTAGGCACTGAACTCACCTCTTATGCCAGACAGGTACAGGTCCATCGTGTACAGGCCATGCGAGAAGGTGTGCTTGGCCTTTTCGATGCACATATAGTTTGAGATATTGATGTCACCCAGCCCCATACCAACCGCAACCGACGCGCCGGCCCGTGCCCGGATGTCACCAAATACTTGCCTCATGGTCAGCTCGCGCTGAATGACGTTGAAGTATTTGAGAAGTGCCTGCGCCTTGGTCTGAAGGTCGGCGGTGGACAGTGCGCTGTCCAGCTTGGCGTAGTACTGCAGCACGCCCCAGCGCCCCTGACTGGCGGTATCGTTCATCACATGCACTTCTCTCTCGCCAGTCTCGCCGTTGTCGTAGGCGAGCTTGATGCGGTTGTATACGTCGCTGTCGATGGACGAGGTATAGGTATAATCCTGTGCGGTATCCTCGTCGATATAGATCGGCAGCAGCATCTCTTCATAGGGCTTGAGCGTCAACTTGCCGAAATCGTCGTACAGATTGAACACCTTTCCCGTGTTGATCAGCGTCAGGTCGGAGGCGTTGCCGAGCGTGTCGAACAACGTCCCTTCCTCGATGCGCTGCGGGATCTTGTATTTGGTGTCCGCCACCGTGCCGACGGTCAGGCCATAATCGGCCGCCAGCATCTTGAGCAGCTCCGTGTAGGTCTTGTTCTCGTAGGATACCGTGTCTTTATTCTTCAGGTACCGCAGCTGGTCATAACAGGTGACGTCAATCAGCAGACTGTCGCTGCGGCTCTTGCTGAACACATAGCCATAGAAGACGTCCGATCCATTAAACCGGAAGGACACCGGGTTGCCCTCATGGAAGTTCAGCATCTCGTCTTTGACGACCGTGAACTTGAGCGAGGACGGCGTCCCCCGGCGCGTGGTCTCCCAGACGACATCCCCCTCAACAACGGGGTTCTGCATCTGGTTATTGTTGTTCTGGATGGTGATTTCGACGCCCGCCTGCTGGTAGCTCGGCAGCTGCCGCAGATCCTCTTTGCGCGTGCCGGCGGCGCCTGTGGTCGACTTGACGACTACCTTGGTAATCGGCTTGGACTCCGGTTCACTCTCTTCGACCGATCCGGAGGAAGATCCGTCTCCGCCGATGATGGCTGTGCCATATTTAACGCCCCAGGTGTTGCACTCCTCGTTGGTGCGCATCAGCAGGTCGAAGTGATACACCCCGTTCTCGATCTGGATCGCGCCGCCGCGATCATTGACCGTATACGTCACGCCGTCCAGGCTGGTTCCCGTCCCCTGCACGGTCACCTTGGTACCGAATGCCACTGAGGGCGGCGCTGCACAGGTGCGTTTGGATGTATCGAGCGGATTGCCCATTGCATCCAAGAATCCGCCCTCCATCGCATTGTTGGCCGGATAGTAGGCGGTAAACATGGCCTTGACCGTGTTGGTCGCGCTACCCCCGCCTGCGCCTGTGTAATTCGAGGCGGTGTCGCTGTCCTTGACGTAGCTCTGCGGGTTGACCGGCGACCCATTTTTGTGCATACCGAAGTGTAGGTGGTTGCCGGTCGAGCTGCCCGTTGTGCCGACAGCCGCAATTTTCTGCCCGGCCTTTACCGTCGCTCCCTTGGATACATACAGCGCAGAGCAGTGGCCGTAGAAGCTCATCAGGCCGCCGCCGTGGTCAATGCTGATGTAGTTGCCGTATCCGCCGTTCCAGCCCGACATGGTGACCGTTCCGGGGCCAAATGCCAGGATCGGTGTTCCGGATGCGGCAGCCAGGTCAATGCCGTCGTGGAACTCATTGCCGTGGAACGGACAGACACGGTTGCCGTAACCGCTCGAGATGCGGCTGTACCCCGGGCAGGGCCATACGTATTTACCCATAGCCCCGCCCCCTTACGACGGCAGCTGCAGCACGGTGCCGGGATAGATCCACCAGCCGTTTGAGCTGCTGGACCGGCCGTACTTTTTAGCTGCCGCTTCGATGGTGTCTTTGTTCAGCTCGTAGATCTCGTTCATGCGGGAGCCGTCGCCGAGCTTGACCCGGGCGATATCCCACAGGTTATCGCCGGACACGACCGTATAGCCGCCAGTTGTCTTCGGCGCAGTGGAGGTATCGCGCTTTTCGGTAACGGTAGCTTCGGTCGTGGTTTCGGTTTTCTTAAACTCGATCGTTTTTGTACCATAGGTCTTGTACTGCTTCAGCTCGATCTTGGCCATGACGTCGAATTCGTACTCTTCCGCGTTTTCCTCCAGCTCGTACTCTTCGAGCGAGACCTGCATGTCCAGCGAATCCATCAGCATTTCGCCGCGCTCATCTGTCCGGATCACCTGGAACTGGAACGGCAGGCATTTCGTCTTCAGCAGTTCCAGCTTGTCCATGTAGTAATGCGCATTTTGGAAACCGCTCTCGTACTGCGCAAAGGGGTACTCTTTATTTGGCAGCAGCGCATTAAAACTGATCTTACTCAGCCCCGGCAGTTTGAGGATATTGATCTCACCCTCGTTGATCAGTGTTACCGTTTTATTCTGGTTGGCGACCTTGAGCGTCATCGCGCCCGGCGTGACCGGCAGCAGCATATCATCCATATAAAATTGATACATCAGATATGCACCCCTTCCGCGCTGGCCGCCATTGCCTCCTGCACCTTGATTTCCAGCTGATTTACTACACCGTCGATATCCATCTCCGAAGAAATGGTGTTGTTGTTCACCATTTCGACGCGGATCTCGGCGGTCGTATACTTATTGATCTCCTGCCGCTCCGCAATGTCGCGCAGCAGCTCGAGGTCTTCGGTGGACATTTCCACATCATCTGCGATCTGGTCGGTATTGTCCGCAATGTCGGACAGCAGGGATGTCGGGTCGGCTGCGGTCGGGATCGTTATATCCGGAATATCTGTACTGATGCCCAGCGTATCCGAAATATCGCTCTGCAGGTTGGCCCCCCAGTTGTAGCCGGCGTCCCAAGCGCCGCTGTACTCGATCCGCTCAAAGTGGTAATCCTCGGCGTTCACCTTGGCCATGATCTCCTCACCCTGGCCGAAAGTGGAATCCACCCAGCCGCCCAAGCTGTCGCGCCACCCCTGCACGGCGCTCGCGAGGTTGGACCCGAAGATCGTATCGATCGCCGACGCCAGCGATTGCAGCAGAGACAGGATCGTATCAACCAAATCGAAAAACAGCCGTGCGATCGCGCCGACCGGGTCGTTGAACACATTCCCGAAGAAATTCGCAAACGCAGCGATAAAATTCCAGAGCGCCACAAAAGCGTCAATTGCAAAGTTAACCAACGTCCCGAACAAATTCATGATGAATGCACCGGCAACAGCCAAAGCACCGGTAATAATGCCAATCGCACTGATGCTGCTCCCGGTCACTTTATTTATCACGGCAACCACTGCAAAAAGCAGGCTGATGAGCAGGATTATCCCGGCGATGACGACAAACAACGGGCTGGTTGCCCATGCGGCATTTACCGCTTTCACAGCTCCTGCCCACATGCCGGTAACACTCGCGCAGATGGTCGTCCAGTTGGCCAGCAAAGCTAAAATGCCGATCGCACTGCCGATACCGATGATCAGCGGTGCTATGATTTCAAGGTTATTCGCCATCCAGTTGATTCCATCCAACAGCGGCTGCAGCGCCATGATGGCAACATTGGTAGCCTGTGTCCATACATCAGCCCAAGTCATGGGGATGCTCTCAAACCGGGCATTCGTTTCTTCGGCTGCATTGAACATGGCGTTCTTGACAACATCCGCAGTGATCTGTCCCTCTGCGGCCATGTCGCGCAGTTCGCCCGTTGTGACGCCAAGGTAGTCGGTGATTGCCTGGATAATGGTCGGCGCATTCTCGAATACCGAGTTCAGCTCCTCGCCGCGCAGGACGCCCGCGCCCATCGCCTGTGTCAGCTGCAGCATGGCGGCTGCCTGTCCTTCAGCTGAGGTGCCGGCGATCTTGAACTGCTTGTTCAGCTGCTCAACGAATGCGATCGTCTCCTCGTTGCTGGAAAAAGCGTCGCCGGCAAGCAGGCCCATCTTGGAGACGGCTGCGGCAGTATCCGTATAAGCGCCGCGCGACCGCATAGCGGACTGGTAGATCATGTCCTGCAGATCCGAGGTCGACTGTAGGCCGTCGTTCATCAGGTTCAGTCGGGCGGTGGTCTGCGTCAGCCCATCGGACAGGCCGACCACGCCTTTGACGATCTGCGAGCCGATGACCGCCGCACCGATCCGCTTAAGCGTACCCATCAGGGTGTTTGCCGGGGGCTGTGCGCCCTGCATGCTTTGCGCAAGCTGGTCGAAATCGTCCGACATTTTCTGCACTTCAGACCGGACGCCGGCGAGTTCGGACTGCAGGCGGTCATAAGGCCCTGTCGGGATGGGCTGCCCCGCCAGGTTCTGCATGCGCTCAAAACGCTGGTTGACCGCGTCCATGCGGGATGCGATCCGCTGCAGGGCGGCGCTCATACCGTCCCTGAGCTGTAATGTCTGTGATACGGCTATACCATGTCACCGCCTTTCATCGTCTCCGGCGCCGCCCGCGCGGGGCTTTGGCTTTTGCCTTTGCTTCCCTTGCCGCTTTCTTCTCGCTGTCAATGCGAGCCTGGGTGGATGCGATAATAAATGCTCGCTCTTTTATTGGCAGCCCCAGAAATTCGGACGGCAAAATATGAAGCTTCTGCAGGCAGAAATGCGCCACAGAAGCCTCAACATCACCGTCCTTGATTAGTTTTTTGCCTCGTCCACCAGATCACCGATCGACTGGTTCGGCGCGCACATCGCCTCCAGATAGTCGATATATGCGGCCAGCTCGCCCGGCACGCTCAGCAGCTTCACGATCAGATCCTCTGCGCACTTGACGTGATAGCTGTCCTGCAGCTCCGCGTCATTGAGATTGGGGAAAACCGTACAGGCCGCGGCCAGCTTGCGTCCATAGAGGACAGTGTCCACTGTCTGCCGGTACTGGTTGCGCTTGCCGGGGATCGGCACCTGCCGGATACAGTCCCTCTGGAGGACCTCGTTCTCCTCACTGGAGATGCAGCGCACCTCCCACTCGATCGGCTTGCCACCCTCATCCACAAAGCGGTCAGATACGACCAGCTTGACATTCTCGGGTTTCTTGACGTTTGGCGCCATAAATGCGGATAATCCGCCCATAGTACAGTTCCTCCTTTACTCCATGCCGTCCAGCATATTGAATTCTTCCGGCATCTCAAAGTCGCTGAAGGTGCCGGAGATATCCTCGGTCAAAAGCTCGTCGTCTGCGTTGAACTTCGCGAGGACGAGGCTGTCGATCAGGCAGCCGGAAAGGATCGTGGTCTGTCTTCCCGCACCAGAAGACCGGTCTTCATTTGACACCTGGATTTCAAAAGGCGTCATCTCGCCGGTCTTTTTGTAATGCAGGAACCACTTGCGGAAGATTGACGTATTGTAGTGTGCCGTTCCGCTCCATGCACCTGACCAGCCCGCAGTCTTCTTGCCCTTGCCCGTCCGGCCGAGGATCGGCACATCGATGATATTGGGCGTCACAGTCGCTTCGAACTCGTACAGCTGCATCAGATTGTAGCGGTTCCCATCGATCGTGACATAGCATTCCGCCTGCGAGCCCTGAATAGCGTCGTTATCGTACATCGTTGGATTCATGCTGCACTACCCTCCAATCCTACTACTACGCGCATGTACAGCTGCTCCATCGCGGACACAGGCTGCACCCGGTCGTCTACTGCAACCGCCTTGCGGCTGTCGCCTTGCACGACGGTCACCTGCTCACTGTCGAAGTTCTCGATCGCACGGATGGTCTGCAGTTGGTTGTGGTGGGACACAATATCCTGCCACAGGCTGACACGGCCAGACGTATCGTTCTGCACCTTGCCCAGATACTTGGTGTTGAAGATAGATGCGATGTCGTTTGCGATCTGATCCAGCACGCGGATGACCTGATTGCCCGAGAAATCGGCAGACTTCTCATCGGTCACACTGACAAAGGTGTTGATGTCGGTAAGGACGCGCACCTCGTCGCCCACGCGGTGGAACATGAATTCGCCGGACGCGATCGCATTCTCGAGCTGGGTCTGGGTGTAATCCACATCCGGGCTGTACTCTCCGGTATAGGTCGCGTTGGTCAGGCTCTTGTTGACCGCGCAGGCCGCCTCTGCGCCCGTGGTCCAGTACACCATAGACGGGTTGGTGTCCGCGCCCACAAGGCCGTTCTTGACGCTGATCACGCCCTCAAAGTCCGCGCTGGGATAGCGGAAAAGGACGAGCTGGAACTTGACGCCCTGCTCGTCGCGCAGGCGCTTAACAAAGTTCGCGAACAGCCCCTTCACGGTCTCGTCGGTTGTATCGCAGCCCATGACGTTGAAGCTATACGGCTCGATCTTATCCAGATATGTCTGGTATGCCGCATCCTGTACCGTACCGTTTGTGCCGCTTGTCAGCGTAATGCCGGCAGACTCCGCCAGAGCCTCCGAGCCCTTCCATGTGACATAATCGTTCGGCTGCAGGTCGGATACGGTCTTTACCGCCTTCTGGATGTCCACCTGCGTTGCGCCGATATAGGTAGATACGTCGTAGACCTCGTTCTCGGTCGTCTCGAACGCCTCATTCTTCGCAATGACGATCTTCAGGCTGTTGCCGACCGTACCCGGATATTTCGCATCCGCATACTTGCAGGACGCCTTCACACCGCCCGTATTCAGTCGGAACACATGCAGGGTCTGTGCGTTCGCGAAGATCTCACGCAGCGGACGCAGCGCATCGTCCGTATACGCATAGCCGAACAGCTTCAGGCTGTTGCGCTGGAAGTCCGCGTTTTCGACTGTAAACACTTCGCCCTCCGGCCCCCAGTCCAGACTGAGCGGGAAGGTCGCGGTGCCGCGGTCGGACAGCGTAGCCGATGCGCGCGACGCGGACACAAAATTGATGTACGCGCCGGGCAGCAGCTTGTTCTGCACCAGATAGGTGCCGCCGCCAAGTGCCATAGCTTATTTCACCTTTCCTTTCATGAATGTTTCGACCAGCGCGTCCACCTCTGCGTAGGTATAGCGCCGGCCGTCTTCGAGCAGCACGCCCAACAGGTCGCGCCGCCCACGATATTTTCCAAACGTCAGAAGCTGATCCTTGGTAAAGGCAGGCGCTTCCGGCGTTTTTGCTTCGGATTGCTTTTTTCTGACTGCCATATCAGTCCTCCGTTCTGGTGTTCTGCTGCAGGATCTCCATCAGGTACTCCTCCGGGATCTCCCGTACAAACTGTCGGTAGCTGACAAAGAAGTGCAGCACATCGTCTGTGATCTCCCAGCTGAGCCCGGAGCCGCGCAGGCTGGCGAGCTGCCGAAGCAGAAACGTCAGCGTTGCTGCCACTGCTCTGCACTGCTCGCGCGGCCGTGTTTCCGTTGGGAAGAAACGCACGTCAAAGTGCTGCACGATCTCGGTCCGGTAGTTCGGGTACGGCGTAATGTCTGCAGTCAGCTGATGGATGGCAAAGCAAGGCTCGGAAAAGCCCTGCTCGATGGATTCCGTGTACACGTCGTACTGATCCTCCGGGTACTGCGTGCGTAGCGCCGTTTTGATCTCCATTGTCACGTTGATCATTTACTGCCCTCCATCAGCTTCTTCAGGAATTCATCCGACCGCTTGCCGATCACCTCGGGCGCCAGGCGTTCTATCTCAGTGATAGACAGCCTGAGCATGAATACACCTTCCTGCCAGCCTACCGTCCTGCCATTTACGACAATACGGTGGCCATTTTCCACCCAGGGGGCATACTCGGTGTTGTTGTAAATTTCGATCTCGAACACGTCACCGCGCTGCCGGACATTGGTGATAAACCAGTTCGCTTCCAGTTTACCGGTGTCAACAGGAGTCCGTCTCTTCGTGCCGGCAAGCAGCATATTGCCCAGTTCCAGCAGCACCTCACGGGTAAACCGCTCGCTGGCGTGGATATCGGCGGCAGACCGGAAACGATCGGCCATAGCCTTGAACTCTGAGAAATCGCACTTCCCCCAGCTTGCCATCACGCGCGCCCTTTCCGGCTGACGGATAACTGCTGATGCGTCGGGTAGGTGATCCCTTCCCCGCTGTACACCAGCGCATAGGTCTTGCCGTACTGCGTGACCGTAATCCGGCAACCCGCGGGGATGTCCAGCTCCGGCGCGCAGAAGATCGTACCCCGGTAGCTGATCTCACCTGCATCTTCGCCCTGGTTTCCATCCGGCGTGCCGGAGAAGGACAGCGCGCAGGGCTGATTTTCGTACAGTACCACATTCGGTATGGAGACCGTCTCTCCGTCCACATTTCCCTTTTTGCTGCCGGTGACGGTCATCACGCCGTCATAGGTCATCTCGAGCCATTTGCGCTCCAGATCAGGATTGCCCAGCATGCCATCACCCCCGCATCTTCCGAAAAGCGTTCAGCTGCACGCGGTAGTCCGTCAGGAAATCGCCCGAGGAGACAAGCTGGGCCATCTGCTCGGCAACGGACGCGAAAGAATAGGACGTATCGCCGCGCGACACGCCCTTGACCGCCGGCTGCATCTGCTCTGCGCTCAGCTGTGTACTGTTGTAAAGCCCCCGCACCATCAGGGCCGCTGTGTTCAGCAGCTGATCCGGCACTTCCGGGAGGTTGCAGTAGTTACAGATCTCCTCGATCACGAGATCGCAGGCAAAGTCAAGCACCGGCTCCGGCGCCGTCTGCAGCAGGCTTTTCACCCGCGTCATCAGCTTTTCCTTTGTCATCCTGCTTCCCTCGCTTTCCGGCAGGCTTTTTGTCCTGTGCGGGCTTTTCCTCCGTGCCTTCTGCCGGCGCTTCTACCGGTACCGGCTCGACCGTAAAGCCCGGTCGGCCGGAGAACCAGGAAGCAAGCCAGGCATCATCCGTCTCGGCGACGCCTTTTACAAAACGGATGCCGCCGATCTTACGCTCATAGCTTTCACTCGGCGCTTTGATTCTGTACATGCCAAAGTCCCCCTTACTTGACCTTGAAGTTGCGCAGTACACCGGCCGCGCGGGTCTTCTTCAGAACGGTTGCCGCAACCATTTCCACATCACCCGCCTTGACCGCGCCTGCGGTGGTGAAGTCCGGCAGGGTCGTGTTGATGATCTTGCCGCCTGCGGGAGATACCGCATGGAAGCCGTCCAGACCCAGACGCACCACGTACAGATCGGTCAGGCCGTCGACCGTGGTTTCGGACGGGCTATCGCCATACTTACGAGATACGATCGGCACGACCGGGACTTCCTTCGACTGGGCGGTGTCGTAGAAATACTGTACATCCACGAGCGGGATGCCGTTGTAACCGGTAATCGGGCGGCCGAATGCGTCCTCCGAGTGGGTCAGGTACCCGGCACGGCGGGCGCAGGAGCGGATCTTGGTCAGCAGCGCGCCATTGCCGATGAACATAGACGGCTGTCCATCCAACTCGCTGAGCAGCTCATCCAGCTTGTCCAGCACGGTCTTGTAGTTGGTGTCGATCGCGGACGAGGTCGACAGGTCGATCGCAGTCTGTGCGCTTGTATTCAGCTCGGTCGAGCTGCCAACCAGCATCGCGTCCAGGCCGTCAAAGCCGGTCGTATCCGCATCACCATTGATCGCGGTGTAGTGGAACAGGTTGATCGTCGCCTTGATATGCTCCTGCAGCTGGAACTGCACTTCGTTGATCTGGCCGTTGGTCGTATTGGCCAGCACACGGTCTACCTTGAACGTGCCGCCGAAGATCTTCAGGTCGACGCTCTTGGTCTCGCGGTCAGCTACAGTCTCGGTGTACTCCGCATTGAGCTCGCGGAATGCGGCGCCGGCGGGCGTCTTCAGTGTAGCCATAAGTCAGGGTCGAACCGCCGGTACCGGGCGATACCGAATTGTCGAAGGTCAGACGGTCGAGCAGCAGAGAACCGCGGCGGAAATCGTCAATGACCTGCTGGTCAACGTGGTCAGCCATACCGACCTTTGCCTGTGCAAGTGTTACGGGCATTTGTCATCTTCCTTTCTTTTACGCATTGTAATGTTCCGCGATCGCACTGCCCAAGTCGGTCACGGTATTGGGTTTTCCGCCTGCGGCGGGATTGTATGCAGAGCCGCCCGCAGCAGGATTGCCGCCGGCTGCGCCCTTACCATTACTACCGGCATTGCCTGCTTCGTCCTCGAACAGCCATGCCTTATCCTTCTTCAGCCCCTCGATCTGCGCATCAAGTCCAGTGACCTTGCCGCCCTTGTCCAGCTTGATATCATCCATCTTGAGCGCGGCGCGGGTCAGCTGCGGGTCGCGGGCGTGCGCCTTCACCAGCGCAAGATCGATCGCGGCATCCCGCTTGATATTCGCCGTGTCTGTGTCGTACTTAGTCTGGAGGGTCTTGAGGTCGTCCTCCAGCTTTTTCGGGTCCTTGCCGTCCCACGCCTTCGCAGTCTCGCGCAGATCCTTGATCGTGGTGTTCGCGGTATCAAGCTCGCGCTGCTTGGTGTCCAGGTCTGCCTTGGGGACATAAGCGCCCCCTGCAGCGTTGACCACCTCGAAGCCCGCCTTCTTCGCCGCCTCGGAAAACTGCTCCCATGTCAGCGCGCCGGCTTCAAACAGTGTTTTCAAAAAGTCCATATTGTCACGTCCTTTCTTAATTTTACGCATGAAAAAACCACCTTGACTTTCGTCTTGGTGGTTTAGTCAATATTTTATTTACTCCGAAAGCAAACCCAGCCGAACCAGATCCGCCTTCCAGAACCATAGGTTTCCCTCAAGCGACATCATTTTTATTCCATTAAAGGTGTCGGTTTGGTCTTTGTCCATAAAGTCTTTGGGGAAATCGGGAACATCATACAAATGCGCCCCTGCAGTCCCTGTCAGCGATCCGCCATTCGTGAAGAATCCGCCGTCTCTTATGGGCGCCATATGGGAAAAGCGCAGATTATCCGGCATACCCTCGACTTCGGAGACCCATTCAGAAGTATTCACCGGCACAGTGCATCCGGCCGGAGTAACCCATACATCATAGTCATCGAGCCCGCCTGTTCCATTGGGAGCTTCATGCAGATTCATGCTCCGAGATGTTACTGTTGCGGTGCTGGTCGCCCCATCCCATTCGACGGTTGCAGCCAGATATTCACACGCGGCACGCAGCGGGATCATGGTTTTATCATTGATCAGCTGAGCAGGCACATCAATCTTGCCAGTGGCATCGCTCGCATGCGGGTCAGTATAGACGATCGAGTTACTTCCGATCTGGAACATGATCTCATAGTGATCTATACCGATAATCGGGTAATGGCCGCCGCCGGCATCATAGCAGCGCGGGATCTCACGCCAGATAATTACCTGCTGCGTTTCGTTAACCCATGTGACTTCT